AGGAAATGTAGCTGCATTAAAAATGTAGAAGTTTCCTTTTACGTATTTAGAAACAGCGTTAGTTAATCCTTTGTTTAGTACATCTTCAGGATATAAGCTAGTAGCAGAAGTTGTACCTGTAGGTTTAGTTAACTGCATGGTGTAAGTTTCTTCAGTACCTCCATCACTTGCTATATCAAGAGCAAATGTTCCGTCTACAAAGTTATTAATATTAGCTTGTAGACCTCGGTATTGAATACCACCTTGATAATTAATCGCAGAATAGTTATAACCTAGTCCTGGGTAAAGTGATTCTAGTAAGTAACCACCTACGGCATCATTAGGTAGGAAGGTTACACCACTTGCAGCTAGGTTATTAGCTCCAGTAAGAACACTAGAGGCTGTCAAATAAACCTCATTAGTACCACTTGGTGCAGCTAAAATATCCAGCTTATTGGTTCCTTGTGCAGCACTATCACCCGCTTTTAAGAAAGTTAAATCTGTAACGTCGATAGGAGTAGCAGACAGATAAGTGCCTGTATAAGTTCCTGCAGCTGATACCGAAGAAGATGTGTAAATAGTAACTTCCAGACGAGAAGCATTTGTTGATGTAGCACCTGGCTTACGTGCAGTTAGAAGACCATCAGAGCCTCCTGCACCACTTGGTATAAAACCAACATTTCCTTGCTGTGCGTCGAATACATCACCTACACCTGCGGCGATAGCGTTGTTCCAATCGGTAACGCTCCAGTCAGCTGCTGGAGTAGTAGGCATAAAATTGTCTTGAGTACCTGATACGTAAGGACGTTCACGGTAAGCATAGAATTGATGAGTTTCTCCGTATTGAGTTCCGTCTTCGTCAAAAGTATTACAATCAAAACGATATACAAGGTTTTTGTCCATTTGGCTAGCCAAAACCTTAATGTTAGGTACTGTTGCTAGTTTAGCAGAACCTTTAGCTCCCGAAGCCTCAGAAGTGGCTGCACGAACATAATAAACTTGGTTAGTTTTCTGAAGAACTTCCAAGGCACCGTAAATACCTTGACCTCCAGTTACTAGGTCAGGTGTACCAAAAGTACGAAGAAGGTCTGCTGGAGACGTCAAAAGAGTTGGTGTGTTTGTTGGTCCTTGGGATGCAAATCCTACTAAACCTACAATAGAAGGGCTCACGGTTGGAGCGAAATCAGATACGTCCTTTTCTATTGTATAAACACCTGGGGAAATGAAGTTAGCCATGATTAAATTTTACTTTTTTTAAATGATTTGAAGAAGCTGTCTTTGCTGAAGTTCCATACACAGGTCGGTAATGGATTTTCTTGGAACAGTGATATTTTTGCCTGCACTTAAACAAATGTGTTCGTATTGCCGACCGGACTTGAGGACAATCTCTAGGTCTTGTCCTGCGGTGTTAATAATTGTTGCTGTGTTTGAAGTCATAAATATTTCCTCTTCCTTATATTATTTAGAGACATACCTCAAGGAAAAAGCTAGATTTATTTTTTATTTATGTGGCGTCAGGAGTAGAAGAAGTCGGGTATAATGTTTCAATTTCAGAGCCTGAGGGGTTTAAATTTGGTAAATTTAAAGTACCTTCTGGTTGCAATTTAAAATCATACTTCATTTCGCTAATATCACCATTGGATTGGATTTGATATTTACGGGTAGGCATGTAGGTTTGTACTTCAAACGTAATGGTTTTTCTTATAATCCTATCTTCTCGGTCTGGAACATTTAACGTAGAGTTATCTGATACTGCTGTAATAAAAGCACAGGCGTTGGTTACGAAATCGGTTTCCACTCTCAAGTGAGGTCTAAACAACTGCATAACATATTCAAGTAACTGATTCATATCCTCTACGTAACGTGACCAAAGATTGAGTTGGTAAGATAAGTTCACAGCTTTTGGAGCCAGTGATGCTACTCTGGTATGTCGTCTCGTTTCTTTATTATGAATAGTCCAATATTCTATATCAAAATCAGGTCGGCGTCGGTCATCATCCTGAGCGGTGTCGGCTATAGCTAATGTCATTAATGGTAATGTTAAGTTACGGCTTTTAAATAACATAGCTATTGCCCGTTCTTGGTTAGCATAAAAGCATGGTACCTGAGCAATCTCGTTGTCGACCCCTAAAATCTGTCCTGTACTTAAAAGACCTAACAACTCTTTCGATGTAGCTCTATAAAATTCTAAACTTCTAAAATTTTTATTTTCTCTTTCAAATATTTGTTTTTTAATAGTAAATCTATTTGATATACGTTTTCCATTATACTTAATAGATTTAGTCCCATCCGGAACATTGTGCGGATAGTTAGGGAATGGAGGACCGGATACTAAAACCATTAGTAAGTTGTAAATGCGGCTGGCTCTTCAATTTCTTGAAGCAGTTGCTCCTCTAAAAGTTGCATCTCACGTTCAGACTCTTGAATAAGTATTTGACCGTTTAGCTGTGCACCACCTTGAGGAGAAGGTAATGTGGCGTACTTTCCACGTATCTCTCCTAAAATACCTTTGGATATAGCGAGAGCATAACGTTGAATCCATGACATGAAGTAGTGATGCAAGGTTTCAGAGTTCAAGGCTTTGTACTCAATAACCACATCTTGAGCGTCTCCATCTTGTGGAGTAGGATATACCATCAGATACTTATTATTAACTATCTGCATTGAACCATCACGACCTAGAATCTTACGTATTTGTTTGAGATGCATTTTCATTAACAAGAAATCTCCTACAGAAAAATCTTGAAACAAAAAGTTATCTTGAAAATACTTAATAAAGAAATCCATTTCTAATGATTGACCTGCTAAAGGTATACTGAGTAAAGTTTTCTTATATGCGGCATACCTAAAGTTATTAATCATAAACGATGGTAGTTCATACATGTTTATGTTAGCTGATGTAGAAAAGCTGGCTAACTGAGTACACCAATCCGGAGCGTGATAATCTAGCTTACTTATAGATTGGTCTATCGCAGTCAGTATTTGAAAATCAGTTAACTCTACTCTTACCACGGGCGCACCTAAACGCGCTTTTACAAAATCTTTAATGATTGTATAGAATCGATTAAACTCTACCGTATCGCTAAAGTATCTGCGATTAATAGAATCATAAGGTATTTCTCCTGAAGGAGCTACGAAGTTTTCATTAGTTGCTCCTGCCCCTTCTCTTACCGCGTTAAACGGACCCCATACGAAAGTTGGTTTTCCTGGAAACTGTGCCATTGTATTATTATATATGGAAGAAGCCCAGCCAAAAACAGCTGGGCTTCTTTTATTAATTCGCTAAGAGATATTAGCTATAGACTGGGCTTGATAATCCCCCCGCTTTTTGGAACGGAGTTGTCAAGTATCGGCTATCTGCGCCAACGATACGGATGATACGATAGAAACGTGACGCTGGATTAATTTGAGTAGTCGCATAACGAGTAATCAAACCTTTCCTTGGTTGGAACGTTTCTGGGTCCGTGATTGTTGGTAGCATTTGGAGCGGAATGTACGGTGAGTACACGAATCCGGCATCCATCGGTGAAGCACCTTTGTAACCTACCAATAGCTCATCTTCAGGATAGAGAGGGTCGACGTAAACGTCGTATTGACCCATCCACTTACCTTTATACTCGATAGTAGCACCTAGAGAGCCAGCTTGGTCCATGCCAATGCCGCCTTCTAGTTTAGCAGCTGACTGAAGCATTGCAGCCACGAAAGGTGAACATACAATCCAGTTAGCAGCACCACGTAGAGTAGTTCTGTAGATGTCTTGAGAAGCAAAGTTAATTACAGCAACTAAGTTACTGTAAACTTCACCTACGTGACGAGGAGCTAGTCCAAGAGCCGTAGTACCAAAATCAACAAAGAAGACGTTAGACGCGTTACCTTGTCCGCCATCTGCCGCTGTTGGCATAGTAGTGCCTCCACCAGTGTTAGAGCCTGGTTGACCAGGAACACCAGCAGCACCATTTTTACCAAACGGTTGTGTGAAATCGAAGGCGCCTTGAGGACCACCTTCTAGACTGTCACCAAAGCTATTTGAATTTGCTTGGTCCCAGTTTTCAGCTCCGAACGTAGGTCTACCTAGTGCGTTAGATGGGAAGTTATAAGCTAATGAACGGATTGACTCAACCAATTCACGGTCAATTTCCAAAGCTACTTCTTTAGAAAGAAGCTCAGTCAATTCACGCTCTAGGTCCAAGTTGTGATAAGCACGAAGGTCTTGTGAAGCTTCCAACGTCCATAGGGCGCGGAACTTACGAGTACGTGCAGTTACAGCTTGTTGTTCGATTGTGAAGTTAACTTCAGGAATACCTGAGCCTGCCAAACGCTCACCAGCTGATACAAAGTATTGAGCAGCCATGATGTTTTGATTCGGGAAAGCAGCGATTTTACCACCAGCAGTACTAGAACCCATAGTCGTAACTGAAGAAAGACCAGCGTAACCAGTAGCATCAGCAGTATCGTTACCGTAACCAAATACACCAGAAGCGTTTATGCCTGCAGTTGAATCTAGAGAGCCAATGTTGCTTTGGGTACCAGCGATGTTACCACCATATACCATACGGTATTTTGAGTAAACCACTTCACCACGAGCATTGCCTGCAGCATTTTCACCTGCGCGGTTGTAACCTAGATAGAAAATCTGGGAAACAGGACCTTGCATAGGTTGTACACCACAAATCTTGTTTGCGATTAGTTCCGGGAATACACGGCGAACGAGAGGGAAAGCGAACTTTTGGAATGTGCCGAGGTTACCGACAGTTGTTGCTTCTTCAAGAGTTCCGTGGTCACGAGAATTCTCAGTAAGAATGCTCTTGGCTTGGTTCTCCAAAAGAACGGCAGTCATTTGACGAGTGTTGTCGTCAGTGATACCTTCCAGAATTGGCTCCCACTTCTCACAAAGGGACGTTGCTAATGAGTTATCTAACATTATATTATTTTATCACCTTATTTTGGCTAAGGTTAAGCACGTCTTCGGTTAAGAAGATGTTGTTAGCCGCTTCCGAAGAAGGACGACTCGAATCTGTTTCATTTGTAATTACAACTGCACTTTCAGAAGATTTAAACGGAAGTTTATTACTTTCTTTCAAAGCTTTGTTGTTTTCATTCAAACTCTCAACTTTATCAACAAGCATTGAGTTTTCGTGAAGAGAGTTTTTAAGTTGGAAGTTTAATTGTTCCACACTCTCTTCTAGTTCTGCAATCTGTGAGTTTTGCTGGGATACTGTAGAATCGACATCGTCAGCCTCTACATCAGCTGCTACCATTGCACGGATGTTTTCATACATACGATAACCGCGAAGAACTTCATCATCAGATTCTAGTTCTTGTTTGGCAACATCCTTTAATTGTTCTACTTTAGAGCGCAAAAAGCCACTTACTTTGGCTTCCATAAGCTTTACTTCCTCAGCGACGCGCTCATCAACAGCCGATTCAACAAGACTTAATACTTCTTGAAGACCGGTTTGAGATAAACCATCGGGGAGTAGTTCGGCGATTTGTTCGATTCTTTTATTCATGAGAATTTTTCCTACTGTTTATATCTACTAGGTTTAGGCAAAAAATACTTTATTTTTTTACTTCAAAAGTTCTTTTAAAGCTGTTAAATAAATTCTTTCGGCTTCTAAGTTGTTGTGGTAATCATTCATGGAGCGTTGGTTCTCCATCAAATTTTTGTGTTCCACGAGTGAGGGGAAGGCATTTTGACATGATGGGTCAGCCACCATATCCCACGTAATCATACGTAAATTGTCTTGTACCATGTAAGCATCTTCTTTTATATCGTGCTCTACACTACCTGTAGCCCTAGAAGAGATGCCGATACGTACACCAGCTTTTGCCAGCTCTTGTAAAATTTTACCTGACGGAGTATTTAAGAATTCTGCTTCACCAATAAGTTTATTGCCTTCCATTTTTAAATTGGTTACTATATGAGATACATTTGCTAAGTGAACAACTTCATCATTTGGGTGGTCGAGCTCACCACAAAGTCTACGTTCCGCAATCATAGGTTGTAGGTTTTGTACTTCTCTCTCTAGCAAAGTGGTTGGATAAATTCTACCGTTACCATTTTTCTTTTCAGCTTCGCTAAAAATACCACGTACTTTCATGGTCTTAGTTCCCTTCGCTTCACTAATGATTTGAAGAGGTTGGAATTCGTTTAGGTCGCGTAGTAACATTATTTTGCTTTGAGATAAGCTAGAAAATCACTAGCTGGTCTTTTTTTAATTTTTTTCTCCCGTTTCATGGGAGCTTTCGATTTACAGACGTCGGTGTCTCCGGGTACTGTTATTTTTTTAGGGTCCTCTCCTTTTTGTCCTCCTGCCATGTTTACTCCGATGTTTCCAACGGTAGTGGCTTCTTGGATTTTTTGAATAATACGTAATGCTTCGTTTAGTGTATCAACTTCTTCAGGCGTAACGACAGCTGGAGAAGGTTCTACTTCACGGTGTTCTTTAAGCTCTTGTACTTCAACACCTGCAACATTTTTTAAAAAGGAGTGTCTTTGCGCATCAGACATTTCCACGAGTTTATCATTAGGATTCATCGCGGGTAGATGGGATTGATGACCTGTAGTAGGGTCATACGGGTTCTTGGTGGAGTCACTTAGGGCGCCACCAAGAATCTCATCCGCCATCTGCGCGTAGGATTTAGACATTTACTTTTTCTCGAAGTCTTTGCGACCTGGGTGAGTTTTAGACTTATCGCCTTTACGCATATCAGTAGTGAAGTCAGGCTTATCACCTTTCTTAGACTTTTGATTAGACTTGTCGCCTTTACGCATTCCAGTAGTGAAATCAGGCT